AGAGCAACGTTAGAAACAATCGTGGATAAGGTCATATCTTACGAGGTCTGCCCCTCCCTCGCTTTTCAAGCTGCACCTCAACGTCATCGAGCGACTCAGCGGCGTCTACAGCCTCGGTCACTTCATTCTGCCAAGTTGGAGCCGGACGCGTAAACCGCGTTCCCTCATTGCCCTCAATGCGCTGCATCAACAGTTCAATCTGTTGCTCCATGCGTTCTGCTCGTGTGCGCTCACGGTCTAAGGCTTCCTTAAGAGCTACCACTTGAGACTGTCCAGAGGTCGCCGCAGCGATCCACTCTTGCGCCTCTTTAACGAACTTACTAAGCGGCCCCATACGACGTTTCACTTCGTCGTTAGCCTCAGCAAGTTGCTCAACAGTGCGGAACCCAAGGTAAGCTAGTTCCTTAATGGCAGACGCCGTGACACGCGGCCATTCCTGAAGTGGCATACCAGACTGCACCGGGCCAGTCCCAGCCATAAACGCTGCATAGGCTTGGGGGTGCTCAACCTTGTCGCGCTCCTCGATGGCCCTCACCGTCTCATCACCACCCGGCCATTGAATAGAAATAGACGGAATTTCGTCGTAAATCTCACGTCCGGCTTCAGCCGACTTTGTTTCGTTTTTGCGGCACACCATCATGAACTTTACGTTGGCACCAGCCCACCGGGACTTTTGTTGCTGATGTCCATTCATGATGCTTTGCCAGTCTATTTGCGCCATATCTTTCTCCGTATATAGGCGGTTATGCCGCGACTATATCAGATATAAGCCAATCCGCGTATTCAAAACCTAGTGCAAATCCACCCACGCACCCGCTGCTCGAACCTGTAGTTTGTTTGTTGTGCTGTTGTAGTATACATCACCATTTTCAACGTCTAGCGTTGGTGCCGCAGCTAACGGAACAAATCGAACCTGACCGCCTTGCTTAACTCTGACTCGTTCGGCACTGTTGTTTAAGCTTGCTCCGCTTGCCCCTGGAGCGTTTGTAAAAAAAGCAATAACACCGCCGTTGCCACTACCCGTTGAAATGCCAGGATATATGGACAAGTTGGCTCCGCTGACGTTTGTTCCCGATCCGTTTGTTGCCCGTATTTCCGAGTTTGCTGGAGTCGCTGATGTTTCTCCGTTACCCAAATAAACCTGCCCAGTCGAGTTAATCCGCATTCTTTCAACGGATGCGTTGACGCTAGTACCGCTAGAACCTGTCGGACTTGTAAAAAGACGAACACTACCACCAGCCGCGCTGCCAGTGCTACGCCCACCGTTTATTACCAAGTCGGCTCCGCCGATATTCGTGCCAGAACCACCAGTAGCCCTAAGAGTTCCGTTCGCAACTGATGCCGCAGTTTCGCCGTTACCAATAAAAACTTCCCCGGTGCTTGTAATCCGAGTACGCTCACTACCGTTCGTATGAAACGTCAACACAGACGCCGTAGTTGGCCCAATACCGAAGTTGTTATTGGCGCTGATATTTGCACCAGTCCAAAAAGGAGCAGTCGCACTGAAGGTCATAGCGCCACCAGCCGCCGTGGTTGTTGGAGCCACACGGTTCGGCGCAAAAACCTCACGCTCTGCATGTGCAAGGCTGACAAGCGTAAGAAAACCACATGCAAGGCTGGCGATAGCAACAGTGCGAGAAACGTGTCTTATGTTCATCTTTAGTTGTATCCAAAAATCTCTACGTTACCAACCGTAGGGGCGACTCCAGCGTGTTTGCACTGAACGGCACCGTTCGCATATCGCCGATTCTCACCAAGGTCTGGGTCGTAGCTGCTATACGCTGGGACAAGAAACTCAGCCGCAGTCGTATCAAGCCGACATCGGATGTCCTGGTTTGTGTTGTTAAGCACATCAACTTTTATGTACGAACGCCCACCAGCGATAAACTGAGTATAACTCGCCGTCACAGAACCAAACGCTACAGTTGCACTATAGTAGGTTGGCGGCGAATAGCTTTGTGCCGAAGCACTTGAGCCAACAAACAGCGAAGCTAAAAGTAGTGATATGCGTTTCATATAAGCCAAAAAAAGTAGCGGCTCGGTGATTAGCCTCGCCGCTATGGGGTTACGCTACGGTCTCGATAATCGCCCAGTTATACACCGAAGTGTCACCGGCAACTGCACGAACGGAAAACGAGGTGCCGTTCGTCTTTGCAAAAATGTACGGTGCTCCTCCGGGAGTTCCACCAACCGTCTTCAGCGACATAACAACGATCATTGTATCCGACGCGGCAGTAGTGCTTACAACAACGCTAGTTGCGCCGTTTGCCGTAAAAGTCCCGCAAGTCGTACCAGTTTTGTACTGAATACGATTGCCAGTTGCGGCAAGATTGATATTACCAGTTACCGTGACGGTCCCAGTAATCGCCTGGTTGCCAGTGAACGTGCCATCCGTTACTTCGGCGGCCAACTCCGCTGGCATACCCAACCCGATAAGGTCTGATGCTTGTGGCATACTTTCTCCTAAAATCTAAAAAGGGGGGCAGTTGCCCACCCCCCTTTCAATTACTCAACAGCTATATCGCCGTTGGACGCAAGCTCAATCGCTTGAGTCCCCGTAGTACCAGCCAGTCCGTAGACGCCATGGAACTTGTCGGTTCCCGAAGTATCATCAGCACAGCCAGCGGTGGCGGTTGAAAACAAAGCACTACCAGCAATGTAACCCGTTAGCACTTTGCCTCTAATCCCTACTCCTAAGCCACCACCCATCGTGCCGCCAATCCATACCCAAAGGTACTCATTGTCAGCCGCAGCAACCTGCGCCACGCCGATTTGAATTGGCCCAGCTATAGCAGCATCCGTTGCTTCGGATGCTTGTCCCACTGAATCAATTTTTACAAAGGCGTACTGTGCAATAGCACCGCTTGCTTGCACAAAGACGAATTGACCTTCCGGCGAACTACCAATGTCCGTCAGTTGGGCCGGGAGAGGAACAGTAGTACCGTCCCAGACCCGTTTGTAATTTACACCAAATGAACCACTATGACTCATAACTCAGTCCTCCACCAATTAAGCGTAAATAACAGCTTGAAGCGCCGGGGCCGAGCAACAGAGGTTTCCTTCCACGATAATAACCGTGAAATTTGCATCCTGATCGACCGGACGAGCCATTGAATCTGCCAGGGGCTTGAAATCGCTGCCTCTGACCAGGTCCATTGTCCAGTATTTTGTATTCAATAAACGGCAAGAGTTAGTCTCAAGCACCGAGCTATTAAAGCCGCCATCGAATACGAAATCGCATCCGTCATACGACAAAGCACGGAATCCAGCGACCGCCTTCTTAGTCGGGAGCTGAATCCGCTGAATCGCGGTAAGGGACGAGTGCAAGAACTTCCACGCCGTCCGGTCCATGATTCCAAGGTCCGGCATCTCGTCGCCACGGGTCACGCGGCTAAGAGCGTCGGTGATTTGCTCCTGCACGTTCGACGCAGTAAGGGTCACGTTGACCGCAAGGTTCTGCGCAAAAGTGTTCGTAGCACGATCAATCGACCCGTAAGTACCAGAGCCAGGCGAAGTGCTGATAGCCTTCTTCAGACCGTCAAACTCAAGACCACCAGAGCCAGTACCATCGCCGCGAAGCGAGGTGGACACGGTGTTCTTAAGACGAGCAATCGCCGCTTTCATCTTGGTCTCAACGAGATCGAGGAGCTGCGCCTCATCCCGGTTAGCACGACGATCCCGGCCAGAAATGGCAACGGGCTCATAGCACTGCTTAATCGCAAACCGGAACGCGGTGAAGTCATCAATCGCGTCAAGGTTGAACGACGAGAAACCAGCGTAAAAGCCGCCTACCGCCGAATCGTTATACATAATGGGTTTCCGAAGCTCATATCCGCCCGAAAACCGCCGAACCAAACCCTGCTCTTGCAACGCAGCAAGAACCGGATTGTGGTGCATAATCTCGTCAGCAATCGCATCGCTCTGGTCAAACAGAGTGGCAACTACTGCCTCTTCCAAATTAGCCATATAAAATTATCTCCTTAATCACCGCCGTAAAAACGACGCTGTAAGTTATCTCTTAAGTTTTTTGTCTGTAGCCGGGGACTGCCGCTACCTGCGGAACCCGAAATAGATTTCGTTGCCCGTTTAGCTTTTTCAGCCTCTCGGACTTTTTGCTCAACAACGATTGGCGCTTCTAACTTTGCAGATAGAGCAGCAAACGTCGGATTGCCCTTAGTAACGTATTGGTATGCAGTCTCCAAGATTTCTTGGGGGGACTGTCCGTTATTAGATAGGGCGGCCACTATCGGGGCCATGGCGTCCTCAAGTTGTGAGGCGGTGCCAGGGTCTTTGAATAGCGGTTTACTTGCTATGAACGATTGTACAGCTTGGTAATTCTGGTGTGCAAGTACCGACTCTTGCTGTTGTGTCATTAACCTGTCGATTTTTTCTTGCGCTATGCGTTCAGCATCTTCAGCGGTTAGATACTGCGGTTGCTGTTGCGGTGGAAGCTGTCCACCCTGCTGAACGAAACCACTAAGGTCATCAACTGATAAGCCGTAAGCATCCAGCCACTCAAGCGCCGTCTGAACGGGGTTCGCTTGCATCGCCTTGTCCCACTCAATTGACCGCTTTGTGACATCGGCAAGGCTAATACCCTGGCGGCTGTAGTCATTCTCATACTTAGAAACGACATCGTAAATCCCAGCTACTTTTTGCCGTGTTTGCTCTAGCTCCGTGGTTTTCTGCTGAAAATATCGTTGCGTCTCAAGTCCACGCCGCGACAAGTAGCCTTGGAGAATGTGAGCGTTTTCAGGCGTCGGGTTTAAAAACGCTTCTCGCTCCTCTTTCCGCATATCGGCTGGAGGTGCAATTGCAACTCGCTCTTGTGTCGGCGCTGCCTGTTGAGCATCTACGGTAGCGATTCCCGGTTCAACCTTCTCAATCTTCGCCGCTTCTTCTACGTTCTTCGGTGCAACTGCCTTAGCCTCATCGTCGGCATCGAACCGAGCGGCAAGGGTTTCCCGCAGCGATAGCCCTACCTTTTCAGTGTCGGCTTTAC